TGATGTACGACATACTAAAAGCAAATACCAAAGATATGTATCTTGCAGGAGACGATGATCAAGCCATATATGCATGGGCAGGTGCAGATGTAGATAGATTTATAAAAGAACCTGCAACAGAAATAGTTTTAAAAAAATCAAGAAGAGTGCCAGTAAAGATACAAGAAATATCAAACATTGTGGTGAGTCGTATAGAAGGATTGAGAGCAGATAAACTATATTATCCGAAAGACGAAGATGGATCTTACGTAAAAATTAATAATTTAAATAATGTAGATCTATCAAAAGATAACTGGTTAATCTTAACTAGAACAATAAATAAATCTATTGAGATATCAAAAGAAATTAAAACAAAAGGTTTTTTCTTTGAAAATAAATTTATTAAAAGTTTAAATACTAAACTACATAAAGCAGCAGTGTTTTACTCTAGGTGGTCTGAAGGACAAGATTTAGAACAAACACAGAAAGACGATGTGGAAGATTATATGTCAGAGGATAATTGGAATGAATTAGTTCCTTGGTATGAAGCTTTTGATAAAGCGAATCTTGAAGATAAAAATTACATTAGAATGCTTCTATCAAACAAAGAAAATCTAACAGAGGATCCAAGAATAAAAATATCTACGATTCATGCAGCAAAAGGTGGAGAATGTGAGAATGTAATATTAGTATTGGATAACGCTAGGAAAATTAGAGAAGCTGTGTTAAAAAGTAGTAAAAAAAGAGATGAAGAACACAGAGTTTGGTACGTAGGAATTACTCGTAGTAAAAATAATTTATATTTAATGCGAGCTAAAATAGAAAGGCATGGTTATAATTTATGACAACAAAAGATATATTTGAGGAAGCATTTCCTCAATACACTCAAATAGGTGGAAATCACTATACTAAATTTCCTATTCAACCATATGAGTTTATTTCTAAAAACAATCTTTCGTTTTTTCAAGGCAACGTAATTAAATACGTTTGTCGTTATCAACGAAAGGGAGGTGTTGAAGATCTAAAAAAGATAGTGCACTATTGTCAATTAGAAATGTTGAAAATGAAAGATGCAAAGAAAACTTAAAGTATTAGATTTATTTTCTGGCATAGGAGGATTTGCATTAGGTTTAGACTCTACAGGAATATTTGAGACTGTAAAATTTGTAGAGAAAGATAAATACTGTAAGAAAGTTTTACAAAAAAACTTTCCTAACATACCGATTGAGGAGGATATAAAAGATGTCAAAGGAAAAGAAGGAGACGCAGATGTCATTGTGGGAGGATTCCCCTGCCAACCAATGTCAGTCGCAGGTAAAAGAAAAGGAACAGATGACGACCGCTATCTCTGGCCAGAAATGTTTAGACTCATTAGGGAGATCAAACCCCAATTCGTTATTGGGGAGAATGTGCAAGGAATTATTAACATCCAAAACGGCATGGTACTCAGACAGGTGCAAGACGACTTGGAAAGTGAAGGTTTCGAAGTCCAATGTTTCCTTATTTCAGCTTCAGGCATCGGTGCTTGGCACCAGAGGTACAGAGTCTGGATTGTGGGCCACTCCGAACACAATGGATCACTTACCTCCAAGATCGAAAGAAGGGACATTGAAACTACAACAAGGACACAGGAAGGGCAGATCACGGCCCGCGAACCTGCGAGAACAAGTGGATCCAGAAACAATGAGGATGTATCCGACACCGAGATCATCGGGACAGGAGAATCCAGAAACATTGATCAAGAGAAAGGGAATCAAAGCAGCAGCTCAACACAATCTAACAGCAGCAGTCAAGATGTTTCCAACACCGACAGTGGGATCAGAGGAGGGTGGAGAACAATCGGACAGAGTGGAGAGAACAAAGTCTGGAGGTTTTATTCTAAGGAAGAAGAACAAACCACACATGACTTACGGAGCAAAACTATCGGACGCGATGCTTTACTTGGAAAAGAAAAAATTATTTTACAGTCCGACAACGAACGACAGCAAGAATCTAACACTTCCAGAGAGTCAGAAGGACAGACACTCAGTGGTGGGGGACATGTTACAAATGAAGCAAAACAAACCTGGTGGCAAGTTGAATCCAACCTTTGTGGAATTCCTGATGGGATTTCCTATGAATTGGACAAAGACAGAGCCAACAGAATCAAAACCCTCGGCAACGCAATCGTCCCACAAATTGCAAGAGAAATAGGATTAGCTATAAAAAAAGTTTTATGATTATACCAAAGTTTGAAGCACAAACAGAATGGATTGAACCAGAAGAATATCCAGATCTAAGATCATACGATGAGATTGCAATTGACTTGGAGACAAGAGATCCTGAACTTAAAACAAGAGGATCTGGTTCTGTTATTGGTTTAGGTGAGGTTGTTGGTATCGCTGTGGCTGTGCCTGGAAGAAAATTTTATTTTCCTATTGCTCATGGCTCTGGACCAAACATGGACAAGAAAAAAACTTTAGAGTGGTTTAAAGATATTTGTGCATCACCTGCTACAAAAATATTTCATAACGCTATGTATGACGTATGTTGGATACGAAAATTAGGTATAAAAATCAATGGTTTAGTGGTTGATACCATGATAGCAGCATCTTTGATTGATGAGAATAGGTTTAAATATGATTTAAATAGTTTGTCTTGGGACTATCTTGGTTTTGGTAAATCAGAGGTAGCTTTGGTTGAAGCTGCAAAGTCAAGAGGACTAGATCCAAAAGCAGATCTCTGGCAACTGCCCGCTATGGAAGTCGGAGCGTACGCAGAGAAAGATGCAGAATTAACTTTAGAGCTCTGGCAAATATTTAAAAAAGAAATTATTCATCAAGACGTAGAATCTATTTTTAATCTCGAGACAGATCTGTTTCCTTGTTTGGTCGACATGCGTTTTTTAGGAGTGAGAGTAGATGTAGAAAACGCTCATAGATTAAAGAAAGACCTAGAGTACCAAGAAAAATTGTTACTGTCAGAAATAAAAAAAGAAAGTAACATAGAAGTTCAAATATGGGCAGCAAGGTCAATTGCCAAAGTTTTCGACAAATTAAATTTACCTTACGAACGAACTGTAAAAACACAAGCACCTTCCTTTACAAAAAATTTTTTACAAGAGCATCCTCATCCTGTTGTAAAACAAATAGCTAAAGCTAGAGAGATAAACAAAGCTCACACTACATTTATTGATACCATAATTAAATATGAACATAAAGACAGAATACACGCAGAGATAAATCAAATTAGATCTGATGCGGGTGGAACTGTTACTGGTAGATTTAGTTACAACAATCCAAACCTACAGCAACTACCGGCAAGGAACAAGGATCTAGGACCTATGATTAGATCTTTGTTTTTACCAGAAGAAGGATGTCACTGGGGTTGCTTTGATTATAGTCAACAAGAACCAAGACTAGTTGTACACTATGCAGGTCTACATAAGTTTCCAACAGTATATGATGTTATCGATGCATATGAAAATGATTCATCAACAGACTTCCATCAAACTGTAGCTGACATGGCTAAGATTCCTAGATCACAAGCAAAGACAATTAATTTAGGTTTGTTTTATGGAATGGGTAAAGCTAAGTTACAAGCAGAGTTAGGAGTTTCAAAAGATAAAGCAGCAGAATTGTTTGACCAATACCATGCGAAGGTTCCCTTTGTTAAACAGTTAATGAACTCGGCCTCTAATCGTGCACAAGAACGTGGACAGATCCGTACACTTCTTGGTCGGTTATGCCGATTTCATTTATGGGAACCAAATAGTTTTGGTATGCACAAAGCCATGCTACATGAAGATGCACTCAGGGAACACGGACCTGGGATCAGAAGAGCATATACATACAAAGCATTAAATAAATTAATACAAGGTAGTGCAGCTGACATGACTAAAAAAGCAATGTTAGATTTATATAAAGAAGGAATATTAGCACATATACAGATACACGATGAGTTAGATTTATCTGTTGAATCTGATGCACAGGCAAAAAAGATAATCGAAATTATGGAAAATGCGGTTAATCTAGAAGTCCCCAATAAAGTTGATTATGAAACAGGAAAGACTTGGGGGGATATTTATGATAAGGATTAATCATGGTAAAGATGAAGTTTATGTTTTTAAAAATTTTTTATCAGACAAAGAATGTGACAAGTATTTTAAAAAGATAAGAGATATAGGACATTTACCTTATTCACTGCCATGGCCAGAAAGAGTTATTGATATAACAAAAGATCGAATAGTTAAAAAAGTTACTAAATTTATAAATAAAAATTTTAATTTAAAATTAACTGCAGAACAAGCTGAGATACAAAACCATCACGTAAATTCTTCAGCAGATCTGCATATACACAATGATCTAGGAAGAGAGCATATAATATACAATAGTCTTATTTATTTGAACGACAATTTTGACGGTGGACATTTCATCACTAAAAATGGCATAAGTATAAAACCAGAAAAAGGAATGTTAACTTTTTTTAATGGTCAAAAAGTTTATCATGGTGTAAAAAGAGTTTTAAAAAATGATAGAAAGACCATAATTTTTTGGTGGAGAAAATGATTTATGGCTTATTTAAATGCGAACATACCAGTAGAGTACGCACAAATCAGAAGGGAATATTTATATGATCTTAAAAAACATCATGGAGAAGTTGAAGACTGTATTATCTTTGGTGTTAGCTGTATTACAGGTCGTGCTTTATTATTTCATGCTATTATGGAAAACGGCGCAATCTTTTATCGCCTCCCAATTAGCGCGTTTATTCAAAGAGGATTTAAAGTTACCGACGTACCACAAAGAAGACTTGATGAACTTCAGCTCTGGAACTCTTTTAGTTATTATCC